CTTAAGTTCTGTTACTGTCATATAGTTCCTTTTGTTTTGTTTTATTCACTCAATACAAAGCTTCTTAGCTTCAGCAGTGTAGTAATTATAGTCCAGATCCCAGCTAAAGTTCTGCATATCATTGCAGATTTTTACATTCCACTCTTTATCAATTGATAACCTACGATCATCTGTGTCGTCAGAAGTCTCCAAAGCTGGCATCAACTTCACAAGTTTACCAGAATTCTCAGGATCTGTACTAGGATAGTACCGACAAATGTTCTGCTGTTGTATTTCTGCACCATCAGCTTTCACCAGAACGAGCTTGGACGACCTCGGAACCTTGGTGCGTAGCATGAAGTCAAACTCATCCTTGTGGTTCATTACAAAGGATTCTAAAGGGGTTCCATGCACCATGTAAGCTTCAGCAGCCTTCGGGATAACCAAAGCTGATTGGTTCTGATGCCAACCAAGGTCTTCGTACTGGTACGCACCTTTGCGTTTAACTTTACCGTTGGTTCCAACTGCGATATATGCATTGACGTTCTGAATGAACATCTTGGCGTAATCAACAAACTCAAGATTCAACTTAACTTGTTGTTCCCATTGTTTGCAGACTTTAACGTACTCTTCTTCTTTTGAGCGCAAGCAAGCTACTGTAACACCATCGGTATTTGCCTGTACAACTTTCAGACCTTCAATCTGAAGAAGTTTATCAACCAAAAGACAAAGTGACAATTGACCATTTACAGTAATGGACATTGTGAACTTAGGATCATAGAAAACTGAATATTTGTCATTGGATTTACCATAGGTTCCATTCAGGGCTAGTTTTAGCATTGCATTCTCAGCAGAACCTTTAGGTTGAGCCTTGCGTTGTTCGTACATATCTTTGTAGATATCACAGAACTTTTCAGTAAGATGCTCAGGATAGATTCGATTGCTGATAGCAATGTTGGGGTACATACTTGACATAACCTTGTATCTTTCAATACAAGCCGGACTATATCTTAAACAAATTTCTTCCAAATAAATCCTCGGTAGGATTTCTTGTAGCCGTTCATACAATTGTAAATAGCAATTCTGAAGTAATCAGGATTTTCTTCTATCACTTCCAACATTGAATTCCATTCTCTTACGAGAACACCTTCTCTGGTGTATTGATAAATTTTAAAGATTGTTTTGGCTTTAGAAACATTCTTTCGCATTTGTTCTTTTATTTCTGGGTTGTCTTCCCAGAACTTTTTACTTGCGACAGAATGTTTTCTTCTTGTTTCTTCACTTGAGTATCTTCCAGAACTATGTAAATGTTTTGCTATTTCAGAAGCTTTTACTTTCTGATCTTCACTCCATTTGTTACCATAGTTCGGATTGTTTTCACCAATATTGTTGACTCGAATAAGTTCTTTTGTTTCTTCTGAGACAATGCACTTTGTGCTTGTGTCTAGTCTGAGATTATAACCAAACCCTCGATCAACTGTGTTGTAGTACAACATCCAGTAAAGTTCTTTCTGAGCCAACAAAGGATCACTTGCTTCTAACTCTTCAATATATTCAAATTTAAAAGAATCTTCTCCGTATGATTTGAAAGCATTAAACAAGTGACGATTGCAATCCTCTGATCTTTCTTTCCTTCTTAGTAAGGACAAATGAGAAGCCCATCTCTTTTCAATCTTGATGGACTTTCCAATGTATCGCTTTCCATTTGCTATATTTACTATTGCATAAATTCCACATGTCATTTGTTCCCTCGCGCTTCGAATTTAATGTTCTATTCTATTAGGTTGTATCCTAATTGTCAATACTGGTTAAATCCTACTCTACTCACTTCCGCATTACTCCATTACTGCGTGTTTTCGATAGTCTCTGAACCTTACTCATTTTAAAGAGTCTTGGCTGCTGATTGTCCAATCTTTGTAATTTTCTGACATTCGCATTTACCGTTTCCAGTTGTGCTGTAGTTTACAAAGCTCTAAGGAGTTTCCAGCAATTCACGAGGTTTATAGACGCCTCAAGTTTCCTCAAACGTCTGCATCACGAATAAAATACTTACTCGTTTCTTTTACTACTTTATTCAATAAGCTACCATGAATACCACCTACACCAAAGTCATACCTGAAACCTTCTACAACTACATTCAGTGTTTCGGCTTCGTTCCAACAACCCCAATAGGATTTCTTTGGTACACGGACTTTCTTTACTTTCACCTTACCTTTAGCGTCAACTACGTTTTCAGTAACGTGATTGCCTTCAGAATCCATCAGATACTCAGTAGCTTTCAGTTCTTCTTCTTCAACCCAACCCAAAGGGTAATCCTTCTTGAACTTCTTGATTTCTAGATCAGAAGGCTTAGTTTTGAACTTAGTCTTCTTGACTTGCATTTCTGCGTACTGAGCTACAGCACCAAGCCTGTGTTCTTCAATGTCACTGAATACACCTTTGGTTTCTGTAATAATCTGAGAATCAAACCACTCTTTGACTGCAATGAACTCAGGTCGAGTAAAATCATAGTAATCAAATAAGCATTCACTTAGATCAATTTCAGGTCTAGGTGTTTGATTCATTACTTTCTTACCGTTCTTGTATTTATATAACGGAATACCAGCTTCTTCTAGTTTCATAACAAAGTAATCAGCACCAATTTTAGTATCGTCATGATTCATGAAATTGCGATTGTACTTGGCTGAAAGTTGCTTTCTGAACTGAACCTGGGACTTACTTGCTTTCAAGAATACAAGAGTCATTCTTACATCATGCAGATTGTATTCTTTGAGCTTCTTGATTTGCTCAGAGTCAAGGTAAGAACCTACTGGGTAAGGTAGGTCTTCAATGTTCTGCTCTCGCATGTTGAATTCAAGCATTTTCAGGCTTGTAGCTTTTGCTTTGTTGTTGAAATGCCAGATTCTGTATAAGTCAATCTGAGGGACTAACCTATCATCAGTCTTAACAGAAGATCCAAAACCATCTTTGAAAGAATCAATCTGTTCTTGTGCGTACTTCCAAACCTTGTCAGCAATAGCTTTACCTGTCTGGACTTTGCATTCGGTCAAGAGTCGATGAATAACAGGGTAGTCAAACCCCAAGGAATTGAAACCAACCATGTCATGACCTTGTTCTTTGATGTAATCAATACAGGCTTCGATTCGAATGAAACCTCAAAGACTTTCTCGTGCTTTCCATCTGCTCGTGTAATTGCAAACAGAAAACAATTAGGATAGGTTTCAATGTCCCAAACCCATAGTTTATCTAATTCAAGTTCCATTCAAAGTTCCTTATAAGTTAATTAACATCACCGTTCATCCAGTCATCTAGATCATGCAGGCGGTGAGTCTTGTTGCAGTAGTACATTGCACCAGCTTGACCTGTTACACCTGTAGCACGATTCTTACTTAGTACAAGGTGAGTTGTATTTCGGATTGTATCATCTTCTGCGTACTTGTCGCGTTGCATCATTACAACCCAGCTTGCTGATTTGATGATAGAACCACTACCGAAGATAGCTTCTTCAGGAATAAACGATCCTGAGCTTGCTGAATCTTTGTTGGTTGTGCTCTTTCGGATATGAGCAATCAAGATGAAAGTTACATTATAGTTCTTTACCATTGACTTCTGCCACTTCATGAAAGCAGCTTGTTCTTCGTTAGGTAACCCTTCGAATAAATCGCTGATCGGGTCCAAGATAACAACCTTGACTCCGCAAGAAATAATCATTTCTTCAATCTTGTCTTGTAGAACTTCAATACTACCATCGCGTTCATCAATAACCATGAACCTATCTGAACCATCTTCTGTTTTGAAGAGTTCATCTGCCTTTTGTTTTACATCATCAGTAGACACAAAAGCTAGTTTTTCATCAGCATCTTTGATATTAGCAATCTTACTCTTGATGTGACGACTGAGCATTGCTTGTGCATACTGACCACAAGTTAATTCAAGAGATACTACCCCAATTTTATGTGGAGAATTAAAGATCCAGTAGTATAGGCATTCATTGATTACTGTAGTTTTCGCTGCACCTGTACCTGCTGCTAGGACACCAATAGATCCTAACTCTACGCCACCAATCATTTCATCGAGCTTACGGAGGAAAGGAGGTAAAGGGATCTTTGGTACACCGATTGATTGCAGAAGCTTTTCATACAACTGAGAGCTACCCACTACGCCAGCAGGCACATAGGTTTCAGCGTTGTAGAAGTCAGAAATAAAAGCGCGCTGCTCACCTTTCTCAAGGTATTCATTGGGATCTTTATAGCGAAGCTTCATGAGCTTTACTTTACCCTTTGGTAGAACACCTAGAACTTTCTCTGCTGCTGCTTGACCTGCTTTATCATTATCAAAGGCAAGAATGATGTTGTCAAACGAATCAAAGAACTTGTATTGACTTGCGATTTGCTTTGTTGAATTAGCACCTACCGTTGGACTTACAACTGCTGTTTCAAAATCAGAACCTTTGCTGCTGTTGTATTCCTTGAGCATCTGATAAGCACTAAGGGAATCTACTTCACCTTCAACCAGCAGAAGATACTTACCGCCTCGATTGAACTTGAACTGCATGAATAGTTCACAATCAGAGCCTGTGCGACCTACACTTCGGAACGTCTTAGGTAGTTCACGAATCTTGTAACCTGTTAGTTGACCTTCTTGGGTGCAAGGGTAGTATTGATCCGTAAGGTTATCTTCATCATCGTAGAAATGCCTTACACCAAAATACTTATAGGTTTCATCCTTGATACCACGGTAATCAGAACCAGATACAATAGAAAGTTCCTTAACTAAATCTCGTTCTTCCTGAGTAATAATAGGTTTTGTTTTCTCTGCTTTTTCAATCTTATCAGCTACCATAACTTTTTCCTTTTGTCTGGTTCGATTATTCTTTGGTTTGTGCTCTTCAATATACTCTTTGCTTGGTACTGTAAAAGAACAAACGAAGCAGTGCAGTGAACCGTCATCATAGACAGCGCACCCATCACTGCTTCCGCAATTATCACAGCTTTTGTGATATTTATAATTTGCCATCTAGATCCTTATTGACTACAAATAGTCAGATAACTTTTACCGTCAAGACCTGTAATTTCATAGAATCCTTGTGCTGCACTTGCAACTGAAGTATTTAGTAAATCAATTTCAGCATAACTATAACTACCTGAACTAGCTACCTGAATACCAACCACACGATCCTCTTCATTGCAATCATAGTAATAACCGAAATCACTAATCTTATCTTCATCGAGTAATTCCTGTGCATTTGGAATATCACAGAAAGGTAAACCTACTACAATCTTTGCTGAATAACTTACACCCATATTATTCCTCCGGTTCTTCTAATTCTTCTTCAATATAATCAAAAGGATTAACACCTGAAATCCCGCCAATTCCGAACAGATCAATAGCTTTCTGGTGCTTTTCTTCAGCATTTGGTTGACTAGCAAAGTAATCAATAAACATACTTTCTTCAAGGTTAAAAGAAACCTCAGAATGCTTACCTAGGACTTCACCTAGATAAACAAACTTACCAATTGAATCCTTTACTGCATCTTCAAGAGCAATAAATAGTCCTTCGATTTCGCCACGCCGACCACAGTCTACATAAAATGAATATAGTTTGAACATTTGTTTTCCTTTAGCTAATATCATCTGAATTACGCAATCCCAAGAATACAGGGAATCGAGGTACTTCATCTTGCATTCCTACCTCAAAATACTTCACCTTAGCCAACTGACCAGTTAGACTTTCTCGCTGATCCCACAGGCTCTTTCGGGTAGCATCATCAAAGCCTGTACCTACACCAAAGATTGTACCTGAAGGCGTCTTGCAAAGCAATGCTCCCAAGGTATCTAAAGCTACAAGACCTTCCTTGGAAGTGCTACGTGAAGTCCGACCTAGTTCGTTGACTACAGCTTCGTTTGCATTATGGTACTTAGGTTCAAAACCTACGATCTCAAACTCGGAATCAACGAATAGTTTGCGCTTCAGAAGTTGCTGAGATTTAACCGTACTACGACCAAACTTGTACTTGCCGTCTAAGGACTTCAGCATCGTTCCTTCGAAACCATTACCCAATGACTGACTCTCGAAATCAGCTAAGTGAATTTCATCTTCAATTTTTACTTGATTTACAACCCAAACTTCCTTCGGCAGTTCACCCTTGACTTGTTTCTGCAATAGATCCTGATATCGCAGGAAAGATGTCTTATCAGTATCAACAATGTCAAAAGCAAAGAAGGTAAAATCCTGAACCTTGTCAATTGACATAACAACTGAAGTGGTCTTACTGAAGACCAAAGGATCAGTTTCAGAACCTACGATAAACTCCCCGTCAAGACCTTCTAGAGCCTCTTGGTTGAGTTTGCACCATTGTTGGATACAAAGGTTAGGTAGGGGCTTCAGAGAACGACTGTAGGCAATTCCACCGAAGATGCACCCTCTGAGGCCGTCTAATTTTACAGACGCCATTACTGGAAATTTCACCTGAGAGGTTTCAGCAGCAACTGCTAACATTGGTTTGAAATTACCTGGTTTCATAGAATAAGCCCTAACATGTTTAAACCTTCTTCATGAAGGATCTTGGTTGATTCAATAGCAGAAGGTGTACTGAGATTCTTAAAAGCAGAACTGTGCCACTCTTCATCTTTTAGAATACTTTTGAAAGTCAATCGGATATCTTCAGCAATTTCTGAGTCTTCAGCTAGAAGTTTGATTCGAACCAATCGCATTGCTTCAGCGTGGTGACCTGCCGAAGCAATTTCTTCAAAGGAATGTAGATTTCCAAGAATTGGCTTCCAGTAGCGAACATCTTCATCTGTGATAGCAGGTAATTTGATATTTCGATTGATGAGTAGAGTCTTTATTAGTTCAGCATGATTGTACTCATCCGATGCAATCTTGGACAGAATCTTAAACTCCTGAGGGTAATCTTCCGCCAACTGCGAAATCCGTTGTGAAGCAAGAACTTCACCAATATATTGTCGTTGTAACCAATCAATCAGTTTGAAAGGGTTACTCTTGATTTCAGATAACCACTGCGCACTTGTTTTCATATTAACCCTTAAACTGCTCTAGCAGAGGATACTTCTTAAACAACTCTTCTTGCTGTTCCTGCAAAGTATAGAAGCAAAACACCCTCACCATAGCATGAATCATATCTTGTCCATATTGGCTGAAATCATCAGAATCTTTCTTCATGGCATTATCAATATGCCATTGCATTTCTTGGATGACAATCTTGTCTTCAAGTTCTAGTTCAGTTGAGTTCATGTTAGTTTCCTTTGTAGTAAACAGAAAATACAGATTCGCAAGCAGAGCAATGAAAAGCCTTGAACTTAGTTTCTTTGTAGAAATCCAAGAAAGGTTTCAACAGAGCTTGATCCAAGATACGATCTGTATTTTCATTCTTGCAGTAAATGCACATTTCATTAGGATCACGCAAAGGGTGAGTCCTACCAAAAGTAGAAGTAAAATTACTTGGATCTTTCCAAGGAAAAGCTGTTCTACCTATTTCAGAGTGAGTTAATTGCTTCATGATTTATTAAACGCACTCAAGATACAATTGATACCTTGAATGAATGTGTGTTGCTCCATCGGATTAAATTCATTCCAACTTCGGGTATCACCGAATTTCAACTTGATCTTATCCCAGAATAATTCTACTTGACTTTGTTGGTTCATGTCAGTTTCCTTTAAGATGTGTAATATTCTGGATTGTACTCGTACTCAGAGCGAATCTCACAGAGTGAGCTTCTTTCATCAGGATCACCAACACCTTCAGAGGTATTAGGATCAACCACAGTATAACCCAAATGCTTCAAGATTTCTTCCATAAGTTCAGCTTCTGACCAGTCTTTGCCTCCGAAGCAACTAGCATGAGGTTGAAGGGCGAATGCACAACCATCAGGAAAGGTTACTTCATAACCAGTAGCCCAGGAAGTACCACAGGTTTCGCAGTCGTGTTCATCTGACAGAGGTTCAATTTTGATGTATCTTAGAGTCATTTGAAATAATTCTCTCGTTTAAATACAAAAGGTCTTAGTGAATCTAACTTTGTAAACGGTGTTACAGGTTGATACTGATC